TATGGAAAATTTTATCGTTAGGTGCGTCTAATTGTTTTTGGAGCCATCTAAAAACTACGCCCTTATCTAAATTAGCGCCATTATAGTGAGCGATAGGGTAATAGCCTTTCCAATCTTCGGTTGCTATAGCGACACCTATAATTTCCCCTCTGTCTTTAAATGCCCAGCCTGGACCATGAGTCTTGAGCCAAGGATCCTTAGTCTCAAGGTCGATAGCGATTTCTTTTTGACCCGTCAGATCGGGGAAAGTGAAGGGGGCTTCCCAATTTTTTTCGGGGAGCATAAATTCAAAAACATCTTGAGACATTTCTTTAAATTTCTGCTTCTCGGCACATATTTTGTTTGCCAAAATAACACCATTTACATTTAAACTTAGACGGGTTAGCCGGAAATTCTTCTGCAGTAGTCATCGCTATTGCTCTAAGATTAATTCTTTCTTGTCTAGCTTTAATACTTTCCGGGGTGTAGATATAACGGTCTATCTTACCGTGGTCTAAGTACCACATCTCTGTAGTAATCTGTTCTAATTCTGGGTAGCGTTTAAGAGCAATAGCTCCATAAAGCTCGCATTGTTCTCTATGTACTTCTTGATTACCGTCGTACCTACCTGTCTTAAAATCTATGACGCGGGCTTCCTTACTTACGCCTTCTTCATATACAAAGGCATCTACTTTAGCTCTCCCCCATGTATCATCTTCAAACCAACCTGTTTTCTCCCAATCTTTAGTGATAGCCCAATCACTTTCGCATATTACATGACCGTGTAGATACATTTCTTTTAATAGGATAAAAGCGTCTTCAAAATCCTGTAATTGTGCAGGGATTTCTTCTATTTGACCCCGTATAAATTCTTCGCAAAGTTTGTGGATATTTTTGCCTCTGTCCATTGCTGGGCTAGGAGGCTCTTTTATTTTCTTAATAAATTTAAATTCAGCCTGTTTAGGACATTTTTCAAAACAACTTAATCTACTGTACGACCATTGTTTAATCATAAATATTTCCTTAGTTAGATTTTCTACCCAACCATTCCCAACAAGCCTTACGCCAATCATCTGCTTTACATTCTTGTATTTCAATCATTGCTTCTTCAATCTGCCCTGATTTATATAACCACCAAGAATTTTGTATCGGTGCGGCAACGTGTGTAAAGAAAGGGTCTTCATATATAGTATGGTCAAATGGTTTTCTATCGAAGAATCCCAATAGATCCAAGTCCCATATTTGTATATCTGTATTGACTATAGGGTACGGTTTTACCATTTCTGCTGTATAGGGGTTTAAAGCAAGAAATCTTTTTTGTGTAAAAAAGTCCATTGCGTCTTGTTCTATAAATTTATTAAGCAATGGTTCAAACACCACATTATAAGCATGATAGTTATCGCTGATTTGATAATACTTACCCACAGATACACCAATAGCCGTAGCCATATATTCCTGTAGCATAGACATATGCACTACGTTTGCTCCGTAAGCCCCCCAAATTATGTCATTGGATCTATTACAAACAGTCATTTGTAATTTTCCCTCTAGGTCTATCTTGAAATAGACACAAGTATTACAAGGGACATCAGCACCGTCTCTATCTAAATCTTCAACAGGATCCCACATTTGTAATACAGATCTTCTATCTTCTGGATTCTCTTTTAGTCTTTTAATTATGATTGGTATTTGATCACGAAAAAACCAAGACCGCCATCTCCAACCATAAGCACCGTGCAAGGTTTGGCCGTCATCGCTGAATTCTTTCATTCTTTTGTTATATTGATAAACAAATTCGAGGTCATACCCTCCCTTTATCATCCACAAGGCTTCCATAAAATGAAAGAACGGGTTTGCGTTACGCTCTTTCCAAAATAAAACCCTCTCTTTCGGCTTACTGTAGACGGTAGTTACCGGCGTAGGAGCCTGAAAAACTACTCCATTTCGGCTCTCTGCTTTTACTCCATTTGTATATAAAAAATCAAGACCCCGTAAAAGAGCATCATGTGCGTTCCTTACATTAAGAACTTTCATTTATTCCGTCCTTATATGCTTTTTTCCAACTAATTCTCACATCTTTACGGGGTAAACCGCCCCAAGCAGTTTTAGTTTGTTTTTCCACAAGTTTAACATGATCAGGGTGAAGGTCGTGTAGTCTTTGCGCCCCTTCATTGTGGACGTCAATTGTGCGCCACTCACTACAGCCTCCTTCTGCGTTTGATGATTTTTGCCCTTGAGCGTAGTAATAGCTTACCTTATTTGCTTTACCTTCTCTTAATAGTTGTAGGGCAATGTCAAAGTCTTCCATTACTCTAGTTCTTCCCCACTCCACACTATCAGGGAATACTTCTAGGTTATATCCCAACACACGCATATACCGAGTATTTTCTACCGATAAGTTTTTTACATGGTTGTTACCTTCTCTTGCGCTTATACCAACATGAGCATAACCCTGATCCATCCACTCATCTAGCAAGCCGAATAGAGCAGGATATTCGCTCGATTGAAGATATCGAAGGTGCCAATCAATAGGACTTTTACGAATATAGAACCGTAAGTCATCATCCAACATAACTATACGAGGGTCTTCTACATTTTCTACTATATATTTACGTTTTGGACCAATACCTATGCAATCACTAGGTACAACCATTCTAGGTGTGTCTGGGTAGTTGTGGTATTTATCTTTTTCATCTTCATCTATTACTAATACAACTGATCCGTCTCTCTGCATTTCTTTAGGAAACCACCTTAAAGTTTCCTGATTATAGGGTCTTCCCCTTGTGGGAATATATATTTTCATACTTTCTCCAGTCTAATCATATGTGGCGGTCCAATTCTTAAAGATTTGTCTAGCTTCAACACGCGATAAACCGTACTCTTCCTCAAGCCATCGTGGGGCACCAAACATATTCATTGCACCGCTTTCCCTTATGGCTTCGAGAACTATATTGTATTTATCCTGATCTTCTTTTGTTATTTCTACTGACATTTTTACTTTTCCTCTCTAGTATTACTCCAACGTGTACCGGTGTAAGATTCTACAAGCAATAAATATCTTCTTAAGTCTCTGATATCATCTAAAATTCCAGAATCAGATTGATCTATGTCTATAGCCTGAAAAATATCATAGCCGGTATCCTTGACTTGCTTTTCTATTCTGTCCCACTTACGTGCTAGCATCATCATAGCCCCTACCCCGCCTCGCATTCGCCAACTGTCCCCGTAACTTTTTTCTGCCTCTCTTAGTTTAGTTACGTCTCCGTCTGCCAATTCCTGAATATGGGTAAAGTCTGCCGGCATTTATTTTTCCCCTGCATATTTATATTTTGATCTAGGTCTGCCTTCCCCTAAACGAACTCTTTCGTACTTATCAAATTCACAAAGACAATGCTCTATTTCTCTCATCTCCAGTTCTTTATCGAGAAGGAATAGAATATTCTGGTTAAAGTTAGTGAGTAAACTTTTCATTTCTTGGGTAAGTTGATCTTCTTTAATAGCTTGCTTAAGAGATCTACCGTGTATTCTATTTAACCCTCGTTTTGCTCCTGGACCAGCGTTAGCCCAAGTCATAATGTCTTCAGCATTTTCTAGGTGTCGGGTGTGACGTAAATCGGTAACGACTTCATAGGACATAAACCCGCTGAAACCAGCATAGGGGAGATAATTTTTCCAAGTTTCTTTAAGGGAGTGCGGTATTATTTCAGGAGGGTTATGATACACAGGGGTGAGAATTTTATCTACAGTTTGTTGTACTTTAGTCCCTCCTAAAGTACCGGTTAACATATACGCTCCTGTGTAAACTTTTTCTCCTCTGTCCATTCTAGCTTGCATAATTTCTTTAGTTCTTTCAGGGTTCCAGTAATAAGGGAAGCCTATTTCTTCTAGGGTATCTGGCCAATTTATTTGGCGAGCCATGGACATGGCAAAAGGCAAATTTGGATGATCGGCGTAGGGTTCCCTCCAATTTTTTCGTATCCAAATAGTGACCTTGTCTAACTCCCTGAATACATTACAGAAACTGTAGGTTTGAAGTATCTTATCCTCAGTCCATGGAAAAGGTTCTCCCTCCTGACGTTTTAGATAAATCCTATGTCTTTCGTTTATATAGCGAAAGAAACGATGCTCCGCTGCTTCTATGTCTGAAGTCATTGTTGTTGTACACCTTTACTTTTTATTAAATAGAGGACAAAGCTAATAGCAAGCGTATATTTGAATCTAATTTGAATGGAGTTACCTTTCTATTTTACTTTACAAGTAAAATGGAAGTATAGGAATCTTGCTAAAAATTTTCTCACAATCCTGTTCTGAATGTGAGACTAATTCTCTCCCCCACATCTTCCATAATCGGTATTGCATGAGTACTGGTCATTTGAGAATTTCCATCAAAGATGTATACATCTCCATCTTCTAATAGATATTGTTGTGTTCCTAGATAGTTATCTTCATGGAGGATATTGATTTTGCTGGTATTACTTTCCCTTTTTATTTGATAATAGTATTGATTCCATTCCAATATTCTCGAAGCACCAAAAGATACTCCCACTACTAAATCTTCTAATGTGGGTACTGTGTCTGAATGATGAGGGATACTTATTTGCCCCGTTTTATAAAGCCCACACAAACAAAAATTAAACCTGACAATCCTATCTAATTCTTTAGAGACTAGCGATTCAGTGGCCATTTTTACCTGTAAAATAGAAGGGGTCCATTTTGTAGGTTTGTAGGTTTTTCCTGCGTAAACAAAGGTTTTTGTTCCGTACCCTTTTGTTGGTCGCCCTTCAACCTTTTCACCGTTAAACTCACGTGTGGTTGGTTCGTCCCAATTCTTTATGGCCGGGTCGTACCCTTTTAATTTTCCCTTTAAAAAGTTGATCATATAAATAAAAACTCTTTACGAGTTTTGCCCCGTATTATGTGTAGATTATCTATAGTTCGAGTAATACCAACATAAAACGCTCGACATTCATTATTTGGATTATAGTAGAGTTCTTCCCATGTTTTATTTGCTAGGTCAGTTAATAAAACCACGTTCTCACACTCTCCTCCTTTTGAGGCGTGTATAGTATTCAACCGTATTTTAGAAGAGAGTAATTTTTCTCCATGTCTTAGGCAAGATATAACATATTCCCTTTGAGTATTACCAATTAAATCAAAACATTCATGCCAGATACAATCAACTAATAGCCCATGGTCCGCTTTTAACTCGGTAAGGGATAAATTAAGGTCGTCTCTGACCGTTTTAAGCGTCTTATAGCCCCTTTTAACCCCTTTCCCGGCCTTCATGTACCTATATATTTTTCGTACCTTTGCAGCCTCGATGGACGCCCCTTTGCGTAAGTTTTCCCAGTCTTTAATGGAGGCAATTAAATTTTCAGAAACAGAAGATTTATTACTCCTCTGATACACCCGACCATTAATCTTTAAGTATTCTTCTACTGCGTTTAATAGATAATTGTTCCTTGCTAAAAATAACCACTCTCCTTTTGTGATATCCACATGCTCAAAATTAGTGTGGTAATTAACCGAACCTTCTTCTGTTTTAGGTTCCCAAACTTTTTCCTTTCTATTACTTATACGCTTGACTACCCCTAGTGCTACATCGTGTACTTTCCTAGGTACGCGATAAGATTGCTTCAGGTAGGTGGTTTTACCCTTTAGGTCTATAAAATGCTCTACATCTGCACCAGCCCAACGGTAAATTGCTTGATCGTCATCTCCTGCGATATAAATTTCCTTTACATTTTCAGCTAGTTTTTCTACACAACGCCACTGTAGAGTAGAAAGATCTTGGGCCTCGTCCACTATTAATATATCTAAGTGGGGGGAACCTTTTGACTCAAGAAACATTTCTAACATGTCCGTATAGTCTACTAAAAAGTTATTCTGTTTAAACTTTGAATAGTTATTGATAAACCAGTCAAAATGTAACCACGATATATTTGAATCTGCATTATTCCAATGTTCTCTAAAACCTACGCACCGATTACGTGCCATATTTTCTAAGAATAACATAGTGTCTCCTTTAGTATTAAGAGACATTAGATTCTCACCATCCCAGGCACTACCAATTCTTTCCCCAATCGTTTTACTGAAGTCTCTCAAATTACCTCTAGTTAAGACGTCACTTCTTTTAAGCCCTAGCCAATAATAGCATAAGGAATGAAGCGTCCTGAAATAAATAAGTTTTTCAGGGTCGTGACCAAACTTTGCTATTGCTCTTGTTAGTGCTTCGTTTGCTGCTTTCTTAGTAAAAGCAACATAACCTAGTTTTTCTGGCCTTATACCTGATTCTAGAAACTGTTCTACTTTGTTTAATAAATAAGTAGTTTTACCAGTCCCAGGTGGACCAAGCACAATGTTCCACATTAAATATTGCTTCCTTCAAAATCAAGGGTGTCAAGTTTTTCTTCATCAGAGTAATTAAACTCATCAATATACCAGACATTAGTTCCCCTGCCCTTTATGTTGAAAAACTTGTGCCCAGCTTTTAAGTCTCTTAATTTAGAAGCTATCTGATTAACCTGCATGTCGGTAAATCTATGTTTAGCTAGATAATCTTTTAAGTCTTTGATTCTAAAGTAAGTTTTACCGTCTTCTGTGTAGGGTTTGCCCAATAATATCTCATCTCTTGTATTTGCTTGAGCCATGTCTGTGCAAAATGACTCAAGTAATTCCATAAACTGGCCTTCTATAGTTACGTCTTCACTTACCTCAATAATCTCCATCCCACTGTCCATCAGGCTTTGTATTAAAGATTGCCAAGCCCTCTCTTGTATTTTTGGGGGCATCATATTAAGTAATTCCATACAAGCCCGTTGGAACTTTAGTTGGTTTTGTAATTGCTCGGTGGTTAACTCCAATCGTTTATCGTTAATAGATAAAAACCAGAGAGGGGGTTTAGTGTCTAGCTTAGATAAACTAGAAAAGGTGGGGGTTGCATTCCCCCCACCAATACCAAACTTACACCCCCGACACCTAGAGATATTACAGTAGGATTTGATTGGTTCATCACTACACTTATAGTTGTATTCTTTTTTCTTGAGTGTACCGATTAAGGTTAAAACTTCTTGAGCGGGTAAGGGAGGGTAAACATACTTACGATTGTATTCTTCTATTTCGGTTTGCCAATTTTCTGGGTCAGATTTCTTAAGGAATACCCCTACATTAAAAAGACCGTTGTTTCTTGTACCTTTAGGAAACCCTTGCTTGAGTAAAACCTGTAAGCAAGGCGGTCCATCCTTCATGTCTTCGAGCGTTGGGATTTCTAATTCTATTAACTCTTTATGAGTTATACAGCGTTCTTCAACAAAAGCTATAAAGTTTGTTAAAGAGAGCGCCTTACCTTTTGGATTAAAACCGTAGCGTAATGACTCATCTCCCTCGAAATAGGGCATGTTTAACCAACTACCGATGTCGCCACGCTCTACTAAAATTTCTCTTTGTTTAGGAAATATCTCCACCCCACCGTAGCCTAACCCCGCAGAAATTTCTCTTAGTTTATCTTGCATGTCTGCTGCAGGTACTTTTTCTTTTAGAAAACAAAAGACATGGGCACCGCCGCTTTTACTACGACAAACAACTAAAGGTAATTTAAATTCTTCTATCTTTAAAACTAGTTTCTCTAAGTTAAGGGAATAGACATCAATATCAATGGCTCCCCACTTAACCGCATTTTCTTCGTCTATCGGAATGACCCCTAGACCTTCTTTACCGTCTATGTGGTCTCGCCAGTGTTTGATACTAGCACCAATGGTTTTGATTGTTTTTGCTTTCCCTTGTGCTTTCTGACCTAGTGAAGTATTCTCCACTATAAAACTACCGTGCGCTCTACCTGAGCCATGAAAAATGCTGTGTAATTTTTGCGCTATTTCCAACAACCGCAGTCCTACAGGGGTGGGATCACCCACCCCTGTTTTAAAACTTCAACTAAAATGCAGCTTCGGAGGTCGTAGAGCTGGCTAAAGAACCTCCTTCATTACTTATATTATTTGCAAAATATTTTGCCGCATCATATAGAAACATTTCTCCCTCTTCAAGCGTCCCTGCTATCTCAATACTCCAACCGAACCATGTACCAAGATCGTTAGACTCTGCTACAGTTGAGAGAGCATATTTATGACTGTACGATGGGGGAGTAAAAACATTTCCGTTACTCGATTTAACTTTAAGCCCCATCATTACCGAATTCCAAGTACGAGATTTCTTTAATTGCGTACCGGCCATCGGTATCATCACCTGCTGAAAAGAATCCCCCTCCACCACCAGACAATAATGGGTAGCAGAAGTTTGGATATAGTTACCGTTTGCTAAAATATCTGCACCCTTCTCGTTCTTTGAAGTTTGAGACAGAATAGCAGCATCTGTATGTTGGTTAACTAAGCCACCACCACTTTCACGGGGTTGCCATTCTAAAAACATACGCTTATAAGCTACCGGTATAACTATACATTGATCACTTTCTGAGTAAAAATGGCTAGTTACTGTGTTGAATATATCCCCAGCTGCCGCTCCCTGGACATACTTACCGTCTATCTTATTTACTTCTGGGCTCAACGCCTGAAGTATCTTAAGACGGGGAATGGTGAGGTCCTCGGGGGTGATATTTTCTAGTCCACCGGACGCATCCTCTTCAAATATAGAGATAGGTGCGGGGAGTGAGTCCTGCTTACTTGTTACTTTTTTCTGAGTTACTTTTTCATTTGCTTCTGTCATTTTTTCACCTTTATCTTTTGACCTATATATACATTAAAGGTTTCGAGGGGTAGGTCGCTCCCCTTTTCAACCTGCTCTCTGACCACAGCTTTAAGAGTCATAGGTTCCACCCACTTTTTTTGGACCAGTGAGTGGCCTTCACTTTCTAGCTGTGTCATGAGTTTGGATGCTGATTCATCTTCACCTCTGCCGAAGTTAGCTGATACAGTATTCTTTATAATGTCCCCCAGACCATTATTCTCTAACCAATGGAAACAGACATCACGGTTATCGGGGGTAATCCTTGCAGAATAATACTGCTGTATTGACATACTTGAACCGTCTGTCAATTCGAATGAGGACACACCAAGTTCTCGTAGCTTATTTGGAAGTAAATCTTCACTAATCTTTCGATAGTCACTTTTCAATGACTTTAAATGTTCTTCTTCAAGCTGAATTTTTTCTTCTAATTCTGTTAACTGATGACCCAGTTCACTTATATTTTTTAAATCATCAGCTGTGATGTCTTGTGTAACATCACTCTCCATTTTATCCACTATTCCCATAACTGCACCTCAATTGAATGATACTTATACTCCCGGTTGTCCCATTTAAGAAACCTAACTCGGCCATCGTTATAGTCTGCTGCAATAGCAGTACTCATTCCAATAACCACAGGATCACCTATTGGTAATAGGTAATCGTTGTCGTTAAAATTTCTTAATTTTGTTTGAAGCGTAGAGACTACTTCTTGTGGAGTCCACAACAGTGTGTTGTTAGTTGATTCACTCAGGAGAAACTGGAATTCTCCATAATCAAGTGCAGAAGTGATGTTTTTCTTTTCGTCGGGTTTTTGTACAATATAAACTGTCGATTTTGACACAATTCTTGTCTCTTACTTATTGGGGTAAACGAAACTTATACCTATTTATTATAGGGTAATTTTATTTGGATAAAAGCATCCGTGGTAAAAAAATGATAATAGTCAATAAGCTAATAGGGTGCTAGCTAAAATTCTTTATAAATTAAGTACCTATGGAATTATTGACAAAAGTATTATCGGGGTATTAGCGGTTTAGTGGTAATTATGCTAAAACATGTATATATTCTTAACCTTTTCTATACGATACTACGGTAAAGCCTATTTAGAAAGGACTTATAAAAAAGAAACCTGATGAACTTTTTATTCAAAACAAAACCTTACCAGCACCAACTAGACGCCTTGAACACTTCTTGTGAAAGAAAAGAGTTTGCTCTCTTTATGGAAATGGGGTGCGGTAAGTCTAAGGTTGTAATTGATAATTTTATTTATCTGTATAGACAAGAAAAACTAAACGGGGTTGTCATACTTGCCCCTAAGGGAGTCTATGACACATGGTACAGTAAAGAGATACCAAGGCACACCCCAGAAGAAACCAATTACCATGTTGTAAAGTGGTCTAATTCTAGTACAAAGAAAAACAAGAAACTGTTATCCAGTTTGTCAGAAGAACCCGAAAGGCTCAATATTCTTATAATGAACATAGAAGCACTGAGTACAAAAAAGGGTACTCAGTTTGTGACTGATTTTTTATTCAAAAGAAAATCTATGTTCATAATAGATGAAAGTACAACCATAAAGAATCATAAAGCAAAAAGAACAATTAACGCTGTTCGTTTAGGGAAATACGCCTACTACAAAAGAATACTGACCGGTAGTCCGGTAACTAAGAGTCCTCTTGACTTATATAGTCAGGCATATTTCTTAGATCCTAGTTTATTGGGCTTTAGTAGTTACTACTCGTTTAGAGCGAGATATGCTAATCTAGCCGCCCGTTCTGCTAACGGTAGGACGTATAAGCAGGTACTAGGGTACAAAAACCTGACAGAATTAAACGAGAGTCTCCTTGAATTTAGTAGTAGAGTACTGAAAAAGGACTGTTTAGATCTTCCTGATAAAATCTACCTGAAAAGAAGTATTCAAACAACAGATGAACAAAGACGTATCTATAAAGAACTACAAAAACAAGCGAAGGCTTCTCTTAGTCAGGGGACAGTGACTATAACACATCTAATTACTCAGATAATTAGATTACATCAAGTTTCTTGTGGTTTTGTAAAACTTGACAACGGTAACATTACTGAAATACCTAATCAAAGATTACCGGAGCTCCTGGAAATACTGGAAGAAACTGATGGTAAGGTAATTATCTGGGCCAACTATAGGCACGATATTCAAAAAATAGAAAAGGAACTAGCTAAACTTTACGGAGAAGAGTCAATAGGTACTTACTATGGAGATGTGCCACAAGACCGTAGAGAAGAAGTGATTAATAAATTTCAAGACCCGGACAGCCCGCTACGATTTTTTGTTGGTAATACACAGACCGGCGGGTATGGTATCACTCTAACTGCTGCTAATACTGTTATCTATTATTCTAATAACTATGATCTAGAAAAGCGGCTTCAGTCTGAGGATCGGGCGCACCGTATTGGTCAAACCAATAAAGTCACCTATATTGATATTGTTTGTGAACGCACAGTAGACGAAAAAATAGTTAAGGCACTAAGAATGAAACAAAATATTGCTCAAACAGTGCTTGGTGAAGAAAAATGGAAAAATTGGTTGGTTTAAGTTGGTAGGATGCCGACAAGACCACCTAGATTTCTTCTTGTTCTTGCAGCACTCGCTGCAGGCATTGATTGTCTACCTAATGCCCCTCGAAGTTCTTCAATTTGTTGTTGTAAATTAGTTGGGTCAAATCCTGGAATTTTTCTATTCTCTAGAGCACCCAACCTCGCTTGAAGATCACTCGGATCAAACCCTGGAATTTTTCTATTCTCTAGAGCACCTAGCCGCCTTTGAAGACCACTCGGATCAAACGTAGGAATTTCTCTATTCTCTAGAGCACCTAGCCGCCCTTGAAGATCACTCGGATCAAACCCTGGAATTTTTCTATTCTCTAGAGCACCTAGCCGCCTTTGAAGAGCACTCGGGTCAAATCCACCTCTATTCTCTAGAGCACCTAGCCGCCCTTGAAGACCACTCGGATCAAATCCACCTCTATTCTCTAGAGCACCTAACCGCCTTTGAAGACCACTCGGATCAAATCCTGGAATTTCTCTATTCTCTAGAGCATCTAACCTCGCTTGAAGACCACTCGGATCAAATGCAGGAGGAGCTACTGTCTCCTCTCCGGCTTCTAATAAAGAAGGAGGAGCCCATCTAAGGGGAATTCCCTCTATCCCAAAACCGCCGGCAGCCGGTGGTCCGGGTCCAAGATCATCCTTAAAAATGAAGTGTTTCTCCTGATCTAAAAGCGAGTCAATATAATCCCTATCTCCAGAGATTGAGTCAATAAAGTCTCTATCAGAGAAATCATTATGTTCTGATATATAAGCAGATTCAGGTAGACCATGTGCCTGGGCTACTACCGTATAATCATTTAGCGTTTCTTGACGTGGAGTCGTCGATGCTGGATATACTGGATATGAAGGTGGACGTGGGTTAGCCCCGACGCCACCGCCACCACCGTCGTCTGAAGGTGGAGATAAGAACCTTCGGTAAGTCTCCCTTTGCATCTCCATTAATTTTTCTCTATCGGCTTGCCCACCGGGGTCTGTTCTTGGGGGATTAACTAAAGAAGCTATCCCCGGAGCACGGTCATACATCCTTGCTAAATGATCTCCCAGAGGACTAGGGCTAGGTCTAGGGGGTCTTTTATTTGGGGGGACTTGAATTGGTCGCGGTGGCGGCAGCGAAGGATTTCTTCCAGTATATAAAGCCATTTATCCATCCATCCTATATTTTAGCGGCATACCTAGATTCTTAACCACATGACCACCATATCTAAAAGTTCTATTGAGACCACCTAAGTCTTCATCAAACTGACGTTCTTGCCATCCCGGAATACCCATGTGGAGAGTTTGTTCTGGTTCAGTACCTGTGTACTCTCGTCCCGCTTCTTTTTCTCGGGGGGTATCAACCTCTTCTCTATAAAATATCCTTCCTATTTCTCTTACTACTGCTCTTGTAACTGGATTTTTTTGCCACTTATCTTGCATAATAACATTGTATAATTTATCTGGATCTGATAAAAGTTCTAATTGTCTTCTTGATGCGTTACCACCATAAATAGTTTTAACAGCAGTCATTACACGACCGGGAGTTGTAAATATACCAACGTAAGCTCTTGCCAAAGAGGTTAAACTTCTTAGTATAAACTGATCTTCTTTAGAAAGTTGAGCTGGGCCTAGATCATCATAGGGTTTTATCTTTGCAGCTATATTAGATAATTGGCTTCTAAATTTTGTACCGAACCAAATTTCCATGGCATCGCCATGATCATCTAAATATTGTTCTATCTTCCCTCCATTAAATGTAGCTTCATTTAATGCGCCCTTTGATTGTGTTTTCTCCATCATATCTCGAAAGATATAGGCTTTATAAGAGTCTATGAGTTCTTGATTATTAGAATCAGAGACTGCTTCAAATAATTCTCTGGTGGAGGTTATTTTTCCTGGTCCCCAAGTTAGGTTGAAAACTTTTTCTTTTTCTTTTAGATCTACGATATTTGTTAAGGTAGTAGATCTAGCTAGTGCATCTCTAGTTTTTGTTAAAGCTATTTCATTTTGCTTATAGGATTTAATGAAGGCTTCGGCACTATCAAACTGGGCTATTTCATCTTCTGTAAAGAATTTTCGAATAACATCGCCGTTTTTATCCATAAAGTTTTTGTAAGCCTGCACTGATCTAGGCTTTAATACTCCACCTTGTTCAGTAACAACTTTATTCATAAATTCATTGCGTAGACCTGCCCTCAGACCTAGTAGCCCAGTTGTATTTTCTGGATCTAATAGAACACTATCAATAAACTCAGGTGAGTTTAACGTACCGTCGGAATTTCTAGTTATGTTGGATCGTAAGAAATCAACAAATCCTTCATACGCTTGTCTATCTCCCTGAACATACTTGTCCGCACTGACGCTTTGAAGAGCCAGCATATTTTTCACTAAGCGATTCTTATAGTTTTCTTGGAATTCTCTATATAAGGTTTCAGCCGCTTCAAATTCAGCCGCTGCTCCTGGGTGACCTCTTTGTTCTAGTGCGTTTCTGCGGATAGTTAGCATGCTATCTCGTATTTTTACCAAGTCGTCTGTGTTTCTACCTCGAGCCCGTTGTTCGTTTATGATTGATCTTAATCTACTTAAATCTCTTGTAAAAACTTCGTGAGATTTCATGTTACCTTGAGAAATAGACTCTAAAATTCCCTGAAGTCTATTGGCTTCTGTTGAATCAGGGAGGCCTTGCTCCCTGATAATTTTAGCTATGCTTTTTACAGGGTTTTCTAAGGTGCTGTAATTATAGGGCTTGAGTCTTCTATCGCCAAAACCTGATTTTTTTGCGATGTCATCGTAGGCAGTATCTACGGCTTGAGATGCCCTATTACTTGCGAGTTTCCATGTCGTCCTTATACTTTGGCCTGCGGTTGCAGCAGAAACACCTCCTTCTCCAAGTTCTCTAAAAATAGCGTCTGACGAATTTGCTAAATCTGTAAGTGCTTTTTCAGCCTGTTGCATTCTAGGATTAGTTTCTAAGGCTTGTCTTGCAGCTTCACTAAAGTCCATTCCTCTGGCTGCTCTAGCACCGGGACCGGCTTCTGCCGCTGCTAAACTTGGTGGTATACCTTCTCTTTCATATATAGATCTTACGGCTGCTGTTTTTCCTTTTTCTTGTCTAGCAAATAATTGTCTAAGATACTCCCCAGCTGGTGAGTCTGTGCCAGCTTCTGAACGTAAGTATTGCTCAAGTCCTACTGCATCAGTTTTTTTAATCGGTACACCCGAGTCCGCGGCCCCCAGCATAACTTGAGGGACAGTTTGATCTAATAACTGTCCTCCCTGCACGGCAGCAACATCTTCAGCTACTTCCTGCTGGGCATTAAAATCTGATGCTCCTCTTGGCGGTTGTACTGTCTGTATTTCACTAGGATCTGTTGATCCTAATGGTCTCACGGTGGTAGCTTGTGGGTTGTTGACTCGTGCCTTTTCATATGCTGCTACAAATTCATCTTCATCTACTGGAAATGCTTTTCCTGGGCTGCTAATTCTAAATGCCCATTTTGCTACTTTAAATAGGGGGATGGCCCCTAAACCCCACGCTGCGGTATTAACTGCTTCATCCACGGCTTCATCCACTATATTATATCCCGGTGGGAGGAAACCTCGATCTTTTAGCCCTTGTAAATTCATTAGTCTCCAGACTAAAGTTCCTACAGTTTCTCCCACTAAAACACCACCCCCAGTTCCTATTACAGTACCTGTTAAACTGCCTAGAGCACCCCCAGCTACAGCACCTGCTACTTCAGCAGAGATAGGCTCAGCAAGAGCTGCAAAATCAGCCCATTGCATTCCCGGAGGATTTATAATAGTGGGTTTATTATTGTTTAATGGATCGTTAAAGATTAACTTGTCAACATGTGGATCGTATCTGACCCTATAATCATAAGTACGCGGTATATCATACTCTTCGGCATAAAGTGTTTGTATAACCCTTTGTGCCCAGTATGGATCCTCTGCAACCTCTGTAGGTAACTGAGAAATTATTTTATTGGCATCATTACCTGCGCCACCTGTAAAATCCACCCCTGTGTATTTAGATTTAACTTCGGGGCGAGCTGTTGGTAAATAATTTTCTACAAAAAATGGATCGTTCGCTAATATTCCTTTTTCAATTGCAGCTTCTTCTGCAGCCCTATTCGACATATAGTCTGCAAGAGGGGCAACCCAGTGTTGACCAGGAGTAGGAGGACGTTCAGTATAGCCAAATTCCCCAAGTTTGGAGAGTCTTTCTTGTTCTGCTGTTTGTTGTTGCGTTTGTTGCGCTTGATCTCTACCAGCTTGTCTTAGCCTTTCAGCTGCTATCTCATCAAGTATTGATGTAAGATCTACTATATCTTCATTGCCATTTGACATTATTATAAACCGCCGCGGTCATAAATGTACTTGTCTAAAGCGTTAAACTGCTCATTTGTCAAGTCCTCCAAAAGCCGTTGTGTGTGTTCATCTCGGGCGCGTCTGTCGAGACTCTTTAAATACTGATAGGTTTGAAGAAAAGTTCTATTCCCATCTCCTGATAACTTGTCATCGAGAGGACGCGGTTCAAGTGTAGGTCCATCTACCGCAACACTTGGAGATACACCCCCCACTGTGCCTGGCAGTTGTCTTCTAGTTTCTAATCTTCGCCTTCTTTCACCTATGGTTTCTTTACCTTGTGTGGGGACATAGTCGTTATCCGCATCTATTATGCCTCGAAACCGATATTCTAAAGCACGGACGCTACCGTCGCCGTCTGGATTTGGCATCATTGTTGGACTAAGCCTGACTTGATTATCCGCTAGTTTATCAACATAGTCTATGGCGTTAAATTCAAGATTATCGAGTAAAACCAGTAGTTCGTCTTCTGAAGTAGCGTTGGCACCTGCCCTAGTTAAGAATCGTTCAATATCCTTGTCGGAAATATCCCGTCCCTTTTGCCCTTCTAGCATGGCGCTAGTTAAAGCAAGTTGAAAAATTAAGTTATTAACCTCTACTCTTCTTAATCCTGTATCAAGTAAAAATTTACCAAGATTCGACTCAGAAAAACGGTCCCCATATTTCTTTTGAAAGGAGTCATAGGAAAGAGTCCTATCTGTTTGGGGATCATATAGTCCATCTTCTTTGTTACTTATATAAAAATTCCATTGTTTTGTTGGGTCAGAAAAAACTTTGCTAAGCTGGTTAACTTCATTAATAATTCTTCTACCAACTAAGCCAGCTTGCCCACCAGTACCCCACAATAATGTACCACTCTCACTTCTGGCCGCTCCCACAGCAGATCGTATCTCATCTATTGTGGTAAGAACTCTATTTCTATTAAAATTAGCGTTTGTGTATAATTCTTGGAATCTTCCTATTTCTCTTTGGGCTCCTCTTACACCCACAGCACCAAATACCTGACTAGCGGGACCAATCATTGGATTACCGTTAATATCCGTAGCATAGCCTATCATTTCTTCCACAGGCACATACCTACCAGTTCCTGCAGCCCTATCTGCATCAACGGCTGAGCGAGATACAAATACATTTCTGTTGGTCGTCGTATCGAGGGCTTTCATTGTATTGTTTGGAGTTGCGGCGAATACTTCTTTACCGTCCCTTTGAAGTCTTTGAGCGTCTTCTGGCAAAATCATTTTATTAACGCCGTTTATGTTATAGAGCTTCAAATCGCCGGTTCTGTCTCCTACTGTTACATTTTCCCACAGCCCTGAATCTCTTTGCTTTAGAGCTTCGGTGTCGGTGAGTCCTTGAACCATCATGTTACCAGCGGCATCAGTTACTGTGAAATTCTTTAGGACTCCGTGCCTCTCCGCGTTCCACTCGTCAAGTATGACAGGTACACCCGGCCCCGGGCCCATGTTCCTAATTGCAAGTAGTTCTGCATCGGTAAAGGGTACTGGAAGATTTTGTCCTTTTACTTTATAAAATTTGGCATTTGCTTTTAACATCGAGTTAGCGAACGCTTGTTGTTGTTCACGGTCTCCTAGAAACATTTGAGTTGCCAACTCTTGAGCTGCTTTTTTCTTTCCTATTTCAAGACCGAGTATTTGTTTTTCATAGTCTTGTTCTTCTTTTTTAGAAGACATGGTATATTGTAAAAATGCATTAGACAAGGCTTCTCCCCATGTATCTCCTTCGTTACCCGCTTGAATCAAGGCAGCGCCAGCAATCATAAATGGAAGTGATTTATCGGGCTGGGGAATTAATTCTTTTAAATCATCTGTGTCATAGAATATTTCTGCTGCTCTTTTATATACTTCTAATCGACTCTTTACATCATCTGTATTATCTAGGTCAAATTCTTGATCTATTTCGCCTGCTGTTCTTAGAGTGTCTATTGCATCTTTATCCCCTGCTCCTCGTGCAATAGCGCCAGCAAGATTAGCGGCCGAAACTTTTAGACCGAGGTTATTAGGGTCGTTATCTAATACCTGGTTTTCGGCTTCAGTTCTATCAGCGCCGAGGTTTGTTATAGCTTCGTGGAGTTGCAATTCAGTTAAATATTCTTTGGGTTCTGCAAGACCGCCTCTTACATTTGCAGCTATATCAGCCGCGGTAGTACCTAGATCTACAAAATCAGGAGCGGCAGCGTCAGTAGGAGCAGGAAGAAGAGACTCTATACCGCCATCAATAGATGGCACATCAGTAGGTGGCGGTTCTTGACCAAATTGTCCTCCCGGCAAAAAAGAACCACGGTCCCCGGTCCCAAGAGCAACTTGCATCGCCACCTGATCTTGAGGAAAACCTGTGAGTTCAGCTATTTCATGTACCGCTAATCCCCCCTGATGAAGCCTCATAATTGCCTGTTCTGGTGTTTCATTAGGGTGAGCCGTATTCATATTTTGACTGGTAATTTGTCCACCAAACGGATTATTAGGGTCACCAGTAATAGTCACCATTCCGGGGTCAGGGTAGGGAAGTGCCATTTATCTTACTCCCATGCCCATACCGCGCCCGCGCTGTTGACTTGTTAAATACGGATTCGGCGGGGATAAGCCTGCAGTGCCTCCCGCCTGTGGGTTAAGCTGCAAATTTGTCGGCGGTCCCTGGTGTACCCCGCCCGTGGCTGTGCTGCCACTTGGATTATTAAATGCTCCGTATGCTGTGAGTGCTGTTCCTGCCGCTTGCATAAGTGGATTAGTTTGCTGTCCTGTGGTCTTCTGCTGTAAAGTTGTACCACCCATCGCCGGAGACCAACCCGTAGCCATATCGCCTACCTGCCCGAGCGTTTGCATCGGTAGATTATACTGACCTACGAAATTACCGTAACCTAAGTCTAATCCACGTTGGTCCATTCCACGTTGCATACCGCCTATACCCATCATTCTATTAATATCCGTTCCCAATAGCTGACTAGCGCCATAACCAAGCCCGGACATCTGTTGTCCTGCCCCCATGCCAAGTTGTCCTAACTGAGCCCCAGCTCCAAAGACATCTCCTGCCGCCCCGCCATAAATATTGGCTAAATTACCGCCAAGACTACCTATTCCTCCAGCAGTAGTGCCGTACATCCCGGCTAAATTACTACCGAGACCAGCAATTTGAGTTCCCATACCCGCTCTTTGACCAGCTATTGTACCTAGCCTAGCACCGATATCAGATTGTTGAGCACCAAGCCCCGCCAGTAGGTTTGCTTGATTTGCTTGACGTGCTTGTTGTGATTCAAATGCTGCTTGTGCTCTGCGTGCTGCGTCTTGATAACCCCCCGCCCGTATAGCGCCAACTTGTTGGGTGGCACCTCTAGCTGCGGCTTCTGCGAGTTCCTGTCCGGCTAACCGGCTCCTAGAACCGCCAAACGCCCCTGCGCCAATTTCTCCAGCTCTGCGCGCAATATCGCCCTGAGCTAAACCTTTACGCACGTCCTCCATAGTTTGTTGAACGACTTGTTCTTCATAAGGATTATAAAAATCAGACACCCCCCCATAACCCCCAGTAGGAGGAGTACCACCAGGCCCACCAAGTATCCCCGCAGAACCGCCGGGAGAAAACATACCAGTTGCCCCATAACCGGTTCCGGCAGCTTGACTGAGCCTACCGAGTCCTCCACCCGTTACATCTCTGGCTCCTCTAAGTTCTCTGCCGGATGCGTCTATTTGTCCCATTCCTGCTTGAGTAGCCTGTCCAGCTATTCCCGGGGCTTGTCTAAGCAACCCCATTGCTTCTTCGGTACTCATTTCGCCAGCTTGAACTGCTTGATCTATTAAATTACGAGTATCTCCATAAGCATCAGTCACTGCTCCTAGGCCACTTTCCGTCAATTGTTCTCCTCTTTGAAAGTACGGTAAATAGGAACCCATGCCTTCCGCAGTCATTCTCATTGCTTCTCTTTCTGCGGGAGCAAAATCTGCTATACGTTCACCAGAGTAAGTGTATGGATTTGCTCCCTCTACACCGAACCCCATCATTCGGTTAACAAGCTCTTGATTCAATAGAGGCATGATTCCTGGAACATTTGTTCCGGGAGCGCCACTATAAAATTGTGCTAGATAATTTGGTGGGAATTGTTCTTCCCGTAGATATTCACGTTCAGTTGCCATTATGCTCTCCCTATCCCCAGTCCTTTAGCTTTATTTTCATTGGTTTGCATCATGGTATATAAATGTTCTATTCCTTGTTTATGATCACCATCCCCCATCCCCATTACGCTCTGTTTAGTCATCACAAATTCTCCATCGCTTAACATGGCCGGTACATCGTCTGATGTTCCTGTACCGGGACCATACGACGCACCACCGCCTCGTAGATCTAATTCGTAGATGGGTCCTCCGTGCTTAGCACGAGTTCTTTTAAACTCAGGGAACATCAAATCGCTGTATTCTTCATCATCTAAGGTTTCTCTTAAAAAGGCAGCTGTAGCTGGGTCTAATGTTTCACCATCGCTTAAGATGGGTCCTCCGTTCTTAGCATAAGTTCTTTTAAATTCAGGGAACATCAAATCGCTGTATTCTTCATCATCTAAGGTTTCTCTTAAAAAGGCAGCTGTAGCTGGGTCTAATGTTTCACCACCAACTATCCCTGCTCCTGTGGGCAACATTGACCCCGGACCACCGGCCCCTACACCTTCTATGCCGTATTGGGTGGGTAAAGAGGCGGCGGTGAGTGGTCTTTGTAGATAATTGTCGAGTTCTCCGCTGGGGGGAGGCATTTCAGAAGTATCTTCCCCACCTTCAAAACCGCCAAGAGCTCCTAAACCCATCATTGATGCGGCCATTTTTTGAGGTCCAGACAAATTAGACCATGCATCTCCTATTGATGGAATCTCTTGAGCAACGCTAATAGGTGGTCCACCGTAAAGCCCCCCAAGAGTTCCAGGGGCAGGCGTAGTTGCCACAGGAGCTCCGAGGGCCTGGGCACCTTTTGCCCCTACATTTTGGAAAAATGCTCCAACCCCCTCTCCTGCTGCCGGGGTTGCTTCCCATCCCCACATTCCACCTTCACCGGCTGATTTAAATAAAGAACCGATTCCTTGACCAGATTGACCGCCCTTAAGACCAGCCCCCTGACCCATACTCCCGAGCATATAACCAGTTGCTGCGTGTTTCGCGGCTTGTTTTATATCTCCTCCATATTTTACCGTTGACCCAAGAGCACCACCGATTGCTGCTCCTAAAGCTGCAGACCCTCCTGGTCCACCGTATATAAAGCCCACAATCTTACCGATTTCAGGAGCTACTTTTTTGAGGAATTTACCAATCTTTTTGAAAAAACCAAACTCCGGCACACCTGTGAGCGGATTAATTGAATTTTCAAAATGGCCTACTTGATATTGATTAGGGTTGAGCTCGTGTCTCTCAAAGGCGTCAAACAACTGTCTTTTTAAGACAGGATCATCCGCTATAGGTCGAGGAAGAACCATCTCTCCCGGAGTGAGATGTCCTATTGTTGTGTCCCCATAACGACCATGCATAGCTAATGCATAGCGAGCATCAGCTAATTCTTCTAGACTTTGTAATCCTTGGGTATTTTGCATGAATTTATCTAAGTCCCTTGATTAAATAATAGTTTATTTGAACAATGATGTATATTCTTTATGATCATAAAGTTATGGTTGTTGCACCGGCTAACTTAACGGAGACCTCTCCTACAGAACCCGTTGCAGAAAGCCCATGATCACTTTGAGGAGTAGAAAGTGTTAACCAATAACTCCCACTCCATACTTCTAGCGACTCATTATTTGTATTCCAAACTAAACTCCCCGGATTAAACTGTAGTTTTGCTTTTTCAGTGTCTTCTATTTGACGTATATTGTCTGGGTCGAATTCACCTAAGTTTATTTCTAATATTCTTACTAGACGATTATACGTGTCTGAACTAACTACCCCGTCTATCTCTTGGGGTAGTTGTGTAACTAATAGCCTACTCATCGTCTGCCATCAGGTTTTATATCTAAACGAGTGGCTCCTAGCCGCCAGCCTGTGGATGTATTCGCATTTACATCATCATCGTCAGATTCTAACCGAACCGCCGCTTGGCGTGCTCTTGCCCTTACATAAGCCTGTTGTGTTGTACTTGTTATAACGGATGTGCTGTTTGTTGCTAAACTATCTCCCGGGAAATTACGTGTCTTCAATACAAAATTAACCTGTCCTCCGCTACTGTTATCTAAAAACCTGATATCGGGGATGATTCTACTAATAAAGGAAAATTGCTCCCCTTCCCCTATATCAAAGTCACTAGACTCTATATAAACATTAGTCATAGGACTCCCATCGGCGTCGTACCCTGTTTCTTGTTCATATAGGTAGGAATCTGTTGTTGCTCTTGGGTAGGGTTCTACTCCCGCATCCAACCAAGCATGTCTTGTTAGTTCTCCATAGGACCAAACATTTTCTGCATAATTATAGACAATATATCTGTCTATTTCGATAGCACTACTGGAAGGATAGAACCACCCGACTTCATCAAACTGAGAGTTGGTAAAAGCATGAACTTTATAGGCTTGAGAAACATTAAAATTATCAAATACATAGCTCAAAATTGTACATGGAACTTTTTTAATGGCTCCTGTATAAGAATAGAAATTATTATACCCCATCCAATAAACACCATTTGGAGCAGTTACCGCTGCTTTAGGAGCCATCAGCCCTGTATTTTCATTAATCAAATTTATACCAAAGGTATAAGGAGGACCAATAAATTGCATACTGTAGAGGGCCGTGTCTGTCCAAATTAAAATTTCCTGTCTTGCTTTCACCGCACCTATAATTTCACTACCGGAAGATAAACGTAATGACCCAGCTGTATTAGTGCTTTTTGGTTCAAATTCAAGTTCATTTTCCTGATCACTAAACGCTATAAGCATAGGGTCAGCTGAACCGGTGCGCGAAGAATCTTCTATAGGATCTGCTCCTAAAACAATTAGATGTCTATCTTTTTCTGAAGTAATTACCTGTAGACCAATTGTGGGTACTAGATTTGCACCACTTACCCCAGATAATTCGGCGGCTCTTACTGAGGTACCACTATTTTCTACCCATCTATAAACCCCTCCACCACGAGGATTGATGATCAAATTTTCTCCAAAATGATCATGTGTCCAAAGTCTTAACTGATTACTAGCAGAAAGAGTTTTAGTACTTCCCCATGTACCCGCGCCCCAAGTTCCTGATCCCCAACCGGTAGACGCAATAAATACATCCAAACCAACATTAATTTGATAAGCCCCCACAACAGAACCGCCACCGTTACCGCTGTCACTGCTATTAGCGGTAACTGTATTTCCAGATGTATCTTTTGCCTCTACGGTATAACTATTTGTATTGACTATGGTTGCTATTTGATATTCTTGATTCAACACGGCAGCTGTAATTAAGCCGCCTAAAGTAGCCGCACCGCTAAAAGTCACAAAATCATTTGCCACAGCTCCGTGACTTGAATCTGTAACAGTAATTGTTGCATCACCATTACTAGCTGAGAAAGTTACATCCCCCGCAGAGGTAGTGCTGCGTAAAGGTGTAACATCATCAAAATTTGATCCTAATTTTACATAATACTTCCAAGTTGTACCCATACCTAAATACTTGGTCCCTCCAAGGGAAACCCAAGCATGAAGAGCTCTCGCTTTTCCTAAAAAGGTGTCGAGTGTGTCTTTGGCCCAGCCTCCTATTTTTTGAGGTCTACCATTTTTAAAGCGGATAAGATTACCGTCAAACCAGCCTCCTTCATTATCATAGTCTGTCCCTTCTCTATTAATTCCGGGGCGAAATATAAATTTATTTAAAGGCATTGAATTACACCTTATACCAATCTTTACCTTCAAAAAGAAGAGATTCGGCCTCCCTTCTTCTCACTAAACCACCTAATACTTTACCGGCTGCTTTGTTCCAACGCTTCATTTCACTAGGAACTTTATTATATTCCCCTTGATTCAAGACTTTTAACATAGTAGAATTCTTTAAATTTGAAGGACCAAGGTTAAATGTCCAAGCTACTAACGCATCAAACTGATTTTGCTCTAAATCTACAGTAACTAACTTATCCACAAAGCCTTCGAACTCTTCTAGATCTTCAGTTAACATCTGATCAGCTTCTTCTTGCGTGCAAACATCCCCATCTGACACGTCTTTAGTATGCCCGTACCCGATAGTTGACACATCAGCACTACAACGATAGCTTTCTAACTCACAGCCTTCAAATTTTTTTATCAGAGCCTTACCTTCTTCGGAAGTTTCCATTATTCTTCCTTATTATCAGAATGTGAGGCACCAAAGTAAAAAGAAATGATTGCACTCGCCAACCCTCCGAGATACCCTAAAACTAGATTTATTAGAGCCTCTGAGTTTTGTTCAGGCGGCTGTAGAGTCACCAAAAAGATATACCCCATAAAACCGCCAACCGTAAACAAACCGATAAGTCTGGCGGTCCAATCTTTACTAAACTTGCTTCTAGCATCCTGAATATCCAGTGTTTCAAGCTTGAAAATATCAACGTCTAGTTCCTTCATCTGGAGTTCAAAAGTTTTCTCGGCCTTCTTTAATTCTAACAACTGCTCCGGGGTTGCCTGCTGTACTGCATTATCAATAGCCTTTGGATTATCTTCACATCCCAAAACATCGCATATAACCTTACTGGCCATACCGCCTAATGGGCCACCTAGAGCAGTTCCTAAACTCGGAGCTACTGCCCCAACTATACTTTTTAATAGATTTTTCATCGTTCCTCCACTGTATAGATTTCCAGAGACTTTTCTTTACCTTTTACTTTTATAGGCTCTAACAATTTTAGCTTAAAACTACAATAGTTTTTAGTATCTTTTCCTATAAGTATATCTTCTCCAACTTCTTTTGTTGCAGATTCTAGCCTTGCAGCTATGTTTACTGCATCTCCAATGGCGGTATAGTCAAATCTCATTTCACTTCCCATATTCCCGATAACCGCTTCTCCAGTATTGATTCCGATACCAATAGCCACTGGCGGTAATTTTCTTTGGGCGAGTTCTATATTTAGCTCCGACATATTTTTTAGAATATCTAGTGAACACTCAATAGCGACATGTGCGTGCTTATCTAAGTCTAATGGTGCATTAAAAATTGCCATCATTGCATCACCGATATACTTATCGACCATGCCGCCGTGTTTTTGCACAGCCTTTTGCTGCGCAGTCAAGGCTCTATTCATTATATATGTAACTTGCGCCGGGTCTAAAGACTCGGACATAGAGGTAAACCCTCTTACATCAGTGAATAGGTAAGTAGCAAGTCGCTTTTCGCCTCCGAGCTTTAGTAGCTCTGGGTTCTTCTGTAACTTTTTAACCTGCCTTGGATCAAGGTAGTGTTCAAATTGCTTTTTGATTTCCTGTCGTAGCTTATACTGTTCACGAAATCTCAGGTAGAAGGCGGCAGATGCAATAATGAATTCAGATATCAGAGCCCATGTTACATCTACCAGTAAACCCCTCTGAATTAAGGCAAGTCCTAAATATCCTACCCCTGTAAACAATAGACCGGTTAATGTTATTCCTAGCGTTATCCCTAAAGAATTGATCAAAACAACTGTCAAGATTGTGCCGGCAAAAAATATCAATACTTCTGCCGCCAACGCCCAATTCGGTATATAGGGGCTATTTTCTATCAAAATGCTTTCTGCTAAAGCCGCCTGTATTTTGTGCGGTTCAAGCAGCTTGTTGTTTGGTACTGCAATTTGAGGCATTATGCCCCTTGCCGTAAACCCTACAAAAACAAACTTATCTGCAACATCCATTTCGTATAAGTTTGTTTCTGGAGTATCTACATAACTAATCCATCTTCTACCCAATGAGTCTACAGATACCGGAGGAAGCCCCCGGACCCTGACTTCTTCTATTCCATTTTCACTTGTCCTTATAACGTAAGTATCTGCACCTGCTAGTATTTTTAGAACCTCAGTTCCATAAGCAGGAACCCATCCATCTGGAGTTCTCATCAATAGAGGAAGTCTTCTGACTAAATTATCTATATCAGTTCTAGCAACCGCTATCCCCTGACTGGAGCTTTCTTTCAGCGGGTCTATATTCTGTATGACGCCACTTGCCAGAATACCGCCAATATCTTCCCCTAAAATAACGGTGCCTGTTGTTTCGGGGTAGCTTCCGTTATCGTTCTCAAACATTGCGAGAACACTTGGCGACCCAGATAAAGCACTAGCAAATTCTGTATCTCCTCCAAACCTATCAGGTTGTGGAAAAGCTAGAACCCACCCTACGCCTATAGCTCCCTTCTCTAATAGCTCATTATGTATCTCTGCGAGTCTTTGCCGGCCAAAAGGATACCCCCCCTCTCTTTCTATATCTTCCTCATTAATAGAAAGTATTGAGAAATATCCAGAAGCTTGTTTTTCAGAAACTAGGGAATCAAAAGTCTTTAGTTTCAGTGTCTCTATAAAACTCAGGTTCCATACAAATGGAATACTTAATAATATAAGCAACCCACCAAGCTGAATATATCTAGTCACTCTGAGATATTGTGACTGTTTTATTACAATTAGTGACGCAGTTGTAACTTACTGTAATACTTTTATTGGTAATTCCGGATTGACTAGCAGTCACATCGTAGTCATCCGTATAGAAATTCAGCCTCATATAATGGTCGCCACTCCCAGTTTGCGTTATAGAAGCATCATTGTTATCCGCATAGCCGCTTGCATAGATTTTGGCGTAATGCTCCCCGCTACCTGACTGATCTATACTAAAATCAGAATAATTGCCAAAAGCCCTTATCTCGGCTTCCTTGTCATCACCATCTTGAGAAATACTATAAACATTCCCATCTCCCTGCATATAGATTTCTCCGTCATTATTGTCACCGTTTTGCACAACATCCATATCATTTAAATCATCATCGGCATCAATGTATCCAAAATTATCATTGCCTGTTTGTTCTATTTTGTATTCGTTTCCTGTATGTAAAGTTACTTGACTATACGCTCTTGCAATATTACTTGTACCATTTTGATCTATATCAATTTCTGCATTATTACAATTATGCGTTGTATAGTTTCCTTCAGACAATCCGCACCAAACTCTTGCCGTATTAGACGTCCCTATCTGGTCTATATGTATTAATGACGAACTACCCTTGGTCCGCACTTCTACGGAATTGTCTGATGCATATATCAACTGAGAAATCAGTAAAAAACTAATCAGACTGATTGATGATGATCTCACTGTCTCCTCCACCGTTAATCACAATATTTAACTGCTTTCCTGCAGAAAGTATTTGCAGGTTATAGGCATTATTCTTGTCTAACTCCAGATCAATAGTGTTTTCAACCTGCCGGAAAAACGCAAGGATCTCTCCTTCTACAAAGCTGTACATCTGTGCATCTTGGTCGAATCCCGGAATAATTCCCTCTATCTGAACTCCATCCAGTTCGCCTTCTTCAGCTTGATCTTTTTTCCCTGCGGAAATTTCCTCCATCATTTCAAGCAAGTCTTGTAAAAAATCTACAGATAAAAAGTCGACATCTAACCGCGTTATTTCATCTTGTAGCTCGTCTTCCGAAAGTCCGTCATCGTCGTCGAGGTCGTTTTCCTCAAGAAAGTCTACATCTAGCACGTTACTTGCACTTTGGCCTTGCTCATCAATAGCTTGTTGAACTTCTTCTGGAGGACTTACGATAAGAAGATTATCTATAAAGGCTAATGACATGTTAGTTAATTGCACGGCTTGTGTTGGTGGGCTTTCGGCAACGCTTACCATTGTTGCCTGATATGGCTGGTTTAGTACCTCGACGCCTGCCATAGTTTCAACTGTAATTTCTCCAGATGAATTTCCAGCAGCGTCTGGCAGAAGGATTACCAAGGAGCGTCCTAGCTCATCAACTGTGGTCGTAAAATCAGTGCCTCTAATAAATATTGAGGCACTTGGGGTAGAGATAGAGACACGGGATTTATTGATCTTGCCCAAAGCCCCGGTAATAAATCTCGCTGTCCCTGAAGCCATGTTAAGAGCGAGCTTGCCTTTATCGGGGTCAGGGTCATAGATATATTCATCAATAACAATTTTAGAATGCTCAGTAAGCCGAATAATGCTAGAGTCTAGGAACTCTATGCCGATTCGCCCGTTCCCTGTGCGCACATCGTCATAGCTCAAGATACCGAGCTCAGCTTCTGCCGGCAAACTAGCCTGCTGATTCTCCCGTAAAACCTCTCCATTGCCCCTTAATTCAGAGATTCTGCCTATCTGCGAATACGCAGAATTACAAAAAAATACCAAACAAATCAACAGCCAGAGGTGCATTGGTCTATATCAATAGTGGCGTTACTCGTAGTCGATGTTATGACCACTACTCCAGAAACGCTACCTGTACTATTCGTTTGATCTATATCGATATTGTTCGTATTTCCAGTTATTGAGGCTGTAATTTCGTGATCGGCATTTCCGGTCTGGGTTGTATCGATATCATTTGAATCGCCATCAACCGTCCAATTATTAATACATCCAACCACTTCACAAGTAGCATTAATATTATTTGATGTTCCGGTAATGGTTATATCCTGATTTCCCGCAGTCGCCGTTGCTGCTGCCCCCTGAGTAAAAACAACTACGTTGGAGTCTCCAGTTTCGGTCAAGTCGAAATCTGTATTAGCAACATCGCCTGTCGCCCCAAGCGCAAGAGTAGTAGCATTGCTATCGCCAGTGCTTGTTACAGTAAACGAGGTGCTATTTCCCTGAGCTATCGATGCTGCCAGCGTATTTGAGTCGCCCACTTGATCTACATCTACAGTCATGCTTGTGCCAGTAAACGTCGCTCTCGTTTGAGATGTACCTACAACATTGCTATCGCCTATCTGGTCGATTGTTAGCGTTAGCCCGGTCCCTGACTGAGTTATGTATATGTCGTTGTTTGCTCCAAACACTATCGGAGAAACGAAAATCAATAAGATCTTTAGAAGATTTTTCATCTTTCCTCCTCTTTCAATTCTGAGTAATTAAAATCCCATATTTCTTGATCTAGTCCCTTTTTTATTATTTGGTAAACAGATTCCTCTATAGCTGCTCTTGTTGCGTACCCAACTGCTTCATTTTGAGAAAGCCCTGTCTCAAGTTCTACAAGTTCGGTGCCCATCTCCACAAACCGAAACAAATCCCTGCTAGTACCAGCACTTAAAATAGTTTTGCTCACCATTGTATTTAATAATACTTCGCCAGTCTGTACAAGAACAACCCTCAAAGATACGGTTATCTCATCCTTACGCCACTGATTACTAGAGCCTATTCCTAAATACCTTGCTCCGTTTCCACCTGTCTCTATATTGGTATCATACTGAATAATTCCACCTTCAAATAAAAGACCGGCAAAAAGCAAGGGTTTCAGCGTGTTCCCTACCTCTCCATCATAAGTTTGTCTGGTTTGCCTGATTAATTGCCTTTCTCTTGTCAGGGCGTCAAGACCAGCCCTTTCAACTACAACAAACCAATTTCCACTACCAGCAGACCTCAAGGCATCGATTAAGTACTGATCTGCCCCTTGAGTAACGGCTGTGCTGAACAAAGCCATTTGTTGTGAGCTTTTTCTCTGACCAGTTAAATCATCAAAATTATAAACAGCCACTACTGCTTTTTGTTTTGGGATAGGAAGATTAAGAAGATTTTCCTGAGTGGGTCTTAATGGTTTTGGCTCTTCGGTGCACTCTAATAAAGAGCTACAACCTGTCGCGCCTAGAGGGGCATACGAAGCACATCCTTCTAGAACTATAAAAATAAAAACAACAAATGTTAAATTCCACAGTCTTCCGTGCATATCCCGAATATACCTACAGGAATAACTATCTCTGTCACATTTCCATCTGAATCAATGACAGTAAGGGTGATATTTACTCCATCATTTACAAACGTAATGGTGTTTCCTTCTAATACTATACTGCCTCCGGTTCCACCAGACTCTGAATTAAACAAGGATTCAGCTATATCTCTAGAAAGCTGAGAATATATTCTAGACTCTAAATTCCTTAAAAACTTAGCGAGAGTTGTGTTATCAGCCTCTCTTTCGGCTTCCTTTAGTGCGCTCTCTACGTCTTCAACTATCTCATCCCGTCTGGTTTTTTCTTGTTCATCAATAGTTAAGTAATGAGATGATGTTCCTATGCCACTAAAACTTGGATTTTTAAACTGATGTATTATTTGATCAGCGAAGACGTTTTGGGAGATTAGCACAAACGTCACTAAAATTATCTTATCTCTTTTTTTCATGATCTTGTTTTATCTCTAAAGCAGTATTTACTTTTTCCTTCAGCCTAATCATATCTTGATCTAATAGCCTTAATTGATCTGTAAGACGAATAATCGTTGTTTTCATATCATCTACAGCAGGGTCTATCTTGTTTGTTATCGTCTGCCACACAAAATAAACAAAATAGCCAAGACCTACTACCATCACTACCGGAAAACCAAAATCAGAAACTAACTGTACAATATCCACTAGTCTCTACGAGCGTCTATTTTTCCGTCCTCTACAAAATTTTCTGCTCTTGCTATACGGTCTAAATCTGGCGGTAAATTGAGCGCACTTGATACGCTAGTATCAATACGAATAATATCATTATTCATAATAGATGCTCTTGTGATAAGCATTTTTGATATCCCTTGTATTGTCTTTATCTCACCAACAAGATTATCCATCAACTGCTTCATCACTAAAAATATAAAGAACCCCATAATTAGACCAGAAGCAATAGGTAGACCTAATTCAGTAATTAGGCTGAATACTTCCATCTAATATTTAGCCATTTGGAACAAAGACTCCCAACTCTATTAATTTAGCCCTGTTAACCTCATGCTCATCTTCGATTTCCTGCTTACTTTGACCAAAGTAAGCCACAGCATGATGATTTCTAATCATAGAAGTGTTTATGTTTACCCCATCGACAACAACATCTCCCAATACTCTGCCAAACTTTCCTTTGGAGTCCTTTAACTTTGTTTGTATTACAACATGATGCTTAGAAGACTCAATGGCATCTACAAGATAGGCTTTTGCTAACAATCCCCTTGCCTTTTCATCTTTGTTTCTGGTTCTTGACTCGGGAGTATCTATTCCATATAAACGAACTCTGCATTTATGCAGAATTTTAAACCCAAGATCAAGCGTTACATCACAAGTATCACCGTCTATAACCCTGTCAACTTTACAAGCATACTCATACATGTTACTTTCTTTTTTTACGTTTAGATTTTTTTGACTTTCTTTTAACTTGGACTGTTTTATAGGCTTCATTTATATTTGGTGTTGATTTATCGTCTGCCCTATATTGACCTTTGTCGTTTCTAGAACGAACTGTTTTTTCTTCAAAACCAAGGAAGGTCGATTTAAACCATTTTCTTAGACCATATAACATACTATTCTCCCTACGCCGCTAGGTCGGTATCCCAACAATTTAAATTAGAGGCAATAGTTCTTCTTTCTCCATCGCCCTTGAAAGGATAAACCATGTGCTGAAGCCAGCTTGGAAAGACCAAAAGTTTTCCTACCTCTGGTTTCATAACAAAAGACTGAGGAGGTCTGAGCCTATCTGTATTCATTAGCTCGTTTCTCCCATACTGAAATGCTATATAGCCGTCGCAATCACCAGAAGTGTTATACAGAGAATAATTGGGCGACCCCGCAGTCGGCTGATCTAATATTTGCTGGGGAACTTTTGTCCAGCCCGTAGTAGATATCCCCATAATTGTTTTAGTGCCGTGGTCGTGTATCGGGTTGTAGTCGCCTTCGTAACTATGAACTGACCATGTTTCATCAATCGACACGGCTTTTGGTGATTTAAGCTGTGTTCCGGTATTTTCACAAAAAAAGTTTACATAATCAGCCCCAAGGCTAGTTATAAACTCTGTGTATTCTTTAACTCTGGAATCATCATTGTCGATAAGAAGTTGCTCACCCTGAGCTATTTGCCCCACCAAAGTATCGGCCAATGACTTTTTATTTATGTCTTCCCTGTACTCGTCAAGGTAGTCATTTAGGTCATTAACCATGCTTTCAGGCATTTCTGTCTCCATGACAAAAACACTAGGCATGTTATGTACCGTTACTTCAGCCATTAGCTAGGAATCGTGTAGCTTGTATCTGGCACAGGATTCGACGGTGGGCTGGTAATCACGCTGTCCACTTGACTGGCAAACACCGCGTCCCAATGGCTCGTCGGACAAAGCGCCTCTAGCTCGGATTTAGTCCAGCTACCTTTAGCCTTCTTAGCAAAGACCGTAGCGCCGTCATCATCTACATTATTAACATTTGTAGAAAACGTGCCGGTGTAGTACGTCGAATCGCCTTCACTGTCGTTCTCGTAAGTCATTTCCAAGTCCCACCTTTCCACCTTGCTCGACTTAACGTGAGGTACAGCGGAAGTAAGTGTTTTCGTTACTGCCATCTTAATCTCCTTGACATTTACATTTGGGCTGCGCTTTCAAATCCTCTACTTCAGCCGATAGCTCTTGAACAGCATTAACCAGCATAGGTACAAATTTGTTGTATTTAAGCCCATACATTTTCCCGTCATTACTGAGACTGGAAATCAAATTACTTTTTTCTTCGCTGCTGAATCCGTAATTTTTTTCCAGTTCATTTACATCTTGGGCAAGAAATCCAACGTCAAGCTGCTCACTCTTGTATTGCCCATCAGGAGCAATGTCTTGATCCTTGCTATAGTGACTACGCTTATCCCAACGATAAGTGACAGGCTTCAGTTGGTTGACAAAACTCAATCCAGAATTCAACTCTGAAATATCTGTTTTATCTCTACCATCAGAGGCAACTGTCCAATCTACCTGAATATGTGCATGAGTGATGTTTTCATCACCAAGACAAATTTGGTTGTTTCCTGTAGTAACCGCACCGCCCGGAGAGCTTGCAATTCCTGCATCCCTGCCCAAACAAAGATTGTTATCGCCTGATGTAATAGACTTTCCGGCATCTTTGCCCACACCAGTATTGCTGTCTCCTGTGGTGGCTTCTAAGGCGTTCTTGCCAACTCCAACATTGTTATCGCCCTCAGTGTTGGTCTTTAAGGAAGATTCTCCTACGCTGACATTACCAGCGCCAGTTGTGTTCGATGACCCGGACACATACCCGACTGCCGTGTTGTTATTTGCGGTCGTGTTTGCTGATAAAGCCTCCCTTCCCACAGCAGTATTGTTACTTCCGGTGGTATTTGCGTCTAGAGCTATATAGCCCACTGCAACATTGCTGCCGCCTGTGGTAGCAGCCGCCATTGCTGAAGTCCCCACTCCCACGTTTTCTGCGCCCGTAGTAATCGCAGTTCCTGCCGACTTACCTACCATTGTGTTGGCTGTCGCTGTAGTTGCGGTACTCAGGGCCGCGTCCCCCACAGCAACATTTTGGTTGCCTGTTGTATTCGCGTCCAAGGCTAACGCCCCCACTGCAACATTTTCTGCGCCTGTGGTGTTTGCAATCATCGCATCCTTGCCCACAGCAGTGTTGCGGCTTGCGGTAGTGTTTGCCGCTAAAACACTTACTCCGACTGCTACATTGTTAGCGCCTGTGGTATTGGCGGTTAATGCGTCCATGCCCACTGCGGTGTTGTCACTTGCGGCATTACTACCACCTGACAAAGCGTTATAACCTACTGCGGTGTTATTTGATTGCGTAGTAATTGCTTGTAATGTGGCTCTACCAAGAGCAGTGTTTTTTGCGCCAGTTGTGTTTGCACTTAGTGCTTTTTCTCCAACAGCAGTTATATAATTTGCGGTTGTGTTAGCGTCTAATGCTAAATAGCCAACAGCTACGTTAGAAGCACCTGTGGTGTTGGCAACCAGTGCAGATTTACCTATGGCAGTATTGCCATCTGCCGTTGTGTTTGCATATAAAGCAGCATCTCCGATAGCAACATTATTACTTCCGGTAGTGCCAGTTATATAAGCCCCTTTGCCGACAGCGACATTGGCAGTGCCTGTAGTATTTGCAAGCATCGCATCCTTGCCCACCGCAGTATTGTTACTCGCTGTCGTATTAGCTCCAAGTGCGCCTTTACCAATGGCAGTATTATCAGAACCTGTAGTATTGGCATCTAAAGAACTCTCCCCTAGAGCCGAATTTCCTGCACCTGTGGTGTTGGCTGTTAAGGCCAATGAACCAACTGCTGTGTTATTACTGGCAGTGGTGTTTGCTCCTAAAGCGTTATCACCGACAGCGGTGTTGTCCGAGCCAGAAGTCACCGCATCAAGTGCGGCCTCACCTATGGCGACGTTATCCGTTCCGGTCGTTAAAGCTGTGCCTAAATTGCCAGAACCC